AAATTGCTGAACTTAAAGATATGCTAAAATCAGGCGTACAAGGTCTTATAAGTCGACTAGAACGGTAATTACTTAACTATCAACATATTTACTATTAAATAGTGAATATGTTGACTGCGAATGAAATTTATGAAGAATATACCAAATGTCTAATTGACCAATCATATGTCATTGAGACTTATTTTAAAACGTTTGATAAAACCAATAACGGTTATGTCCCATTTAAACTTTTTGATAAACAGAAAGAGATTGTTCGCTCTCTTAAAAACCATCGCCATAATATAATCGCCAAACCTAGACAAGCAGGTGTATCTACCACTGTAGCAGCGACTACTTCCGTATTGCTAGGTTTTGCCGATGAGAATAACCCAGAGGCTATCTTGATTGTTGCTAACAAACAAGATATGGCATTCGAATTCCTTTCTAAAATTAAGGATTTCTTGAATCAGATACCTAGATGGGCTTGGGGGCCTGATTATTATGGTTCACCAGAAAAAGAGAAAAAGACCATATTTTCATCCGAATCTAAGAAAGAGATAAGATTACCTAATGGTTGTCGAGTTAAGGCCGTAGCGACATCGCCAGACGCTCTTAGGGGTTATACTCCGACCTTGTTGATTATGGACGAAGCTGCGTTCATTGAGGACGGCAAAGAACTGTTCGGCGCAGCTCAAACGGCTTTAGGCACAGGTGGTAGAAGCGTACTTATATCAACCCCAAATGGACTAGATGAGCTATATTATGAGACCTACGATTTAGCATTAAAAAAACTTAATAATTTCAACATTATTGAAATGCGTTGGTATCAAGACGATAGATATAATATCGGACTTAAATGGTATCGGTATACTGATAAGGAAAAAAAGGATAAAGAAGTTATTGACGAAGATGATTTTACATTTGACTCCTATCGTAATAAAATAGCCGATGGTTATAAACCAACATCGCCTTGGTATGAAGAGATGTGTCGAGGAATGAATAATGACGCAAGAATGATTGCTCAAGAATTGGATGTATCGTTCTTAGGTTCTGGTGGTAACGTTGTGTCTGACGAATATGTTCAACACCATAAAAACAGAAACGTACAAGACCCCATATATGTTAGTGGGAGCGAAAGCGAGCTTTGGGTCTGGGAATCTCCGATTGAGGGTCACGAATATATATTGGCGAGTGACGTAAGTAGGGGTGATGGCGCTGACTATTCAACATTTACTATAATTGATTTTGCGACCATGACTCAAGTTGCCGAATACATGGGTCGAATACCACCAGATAAGTTGTCACACATTTTATTTGAATACGGAACGCTGTATAACGCTTTAATTGTAGTCGATATAACTGGTGGTATGGGAGTGGCCACAGTATTAAAACTTCAGGATATGAAATACCCTAACTTGTATTACGGCGAAAAGGGTGGTCAAGGTTTAAAGAAGCGTAAGGATATGAATAAATACAGCTCAGATAATGAAATCGCTGGGTTCCAAGTAGGTAGTGATAGAACTAGATTGGTTTCTACGTTTGAAAAAATGATTAGAATCAATAAAGATGAAGGTGATGACCACGGTATAAAAATACGTTCGACAAGACTCTTATCCGAATTGAATTCGTTTGTCTATATAAACGGCAGAGCTGACCACACTAAAGGTAAACATGATGACTTGATTATGGCAATGGCGATGGCTTTATTCATCTTGGATAATTCATTCAAACAACTTAAAGCTATTGATCAGAAGACTAAAGCTATGTTGGCCAGTTGGGTATCGTTTTCAAGTTCAGGTGAACTTAAAGTGGCCGATGTTAATAATATTAATAAAAATAAAAGTAAACCGAATTTCAACCCAATCGTATCTAAAAATATGCAAGATCCGACTGGTGAATACATGTGGCTTTTCGGAGGTTTCGGATAATTATATATAAATAGATATTATGGCAACACAAAGAACCTTTACTAGACAGACCTACGGTAAGAACCCTCAAACCTTATACAGGTGGTCAACGACCATCGGACCCCAAGACAAAGCTAACACTAGAGCTAATGTCGTTAAGGGGTGTGACGCCTTACCCAATAGTCAAGGTGAGGATTGGACAAACGGTTATGTCTATGAAGTGGTAATCGTTAACGGACAAGTTAAAAGACTTGCTTACGTTGCGTGTGATTATGTCGCGTAATTGAATTTATTTTTTCGAATTCTAAAGTATATTTAAACAAATTAAGATAATGAACAAAGAACAAACAATATTTCAAAGGTTAACCAGTGTGTTTACCCCGTATGGTATAGATCAAAACAAATTAAGTAATAAATATTCAATACAGCCAGACGAAATACTTCGAACTACTTCTAAAGCTGAGTTCGAAACAAAAACATTACAGGCTAGACAGAATAAATTCTTAGGTGGTCTTTGGCAGAAGGTTGAGAATGAGACTTTCCAAAAAGCCGTTCAGTATGAAATAAGCCGAATTGGTGGTTATTCTGATTTTGAGAACATGGAGTTCTACCCTGAAATCGCGGCAACCCTTGACATTATGTCGGAAGAGTCCACAACGGTTAATGACATAGGTAGAGTATTAAACATATATTCAAACTCACCAAGAGTTAAGGGTATTCTTGAGGATTTATTTTTTAATAGGTTGGATATCCACACAAGTTTACCTATGTGGATTAGGAATTTGGTGAAATATGGGGATAATTTCGTATTTTTAAATACAGATGATACACGAGGAGTTACTGGTGCAAAACAATTACCGAACTTTGAAATCGAGAGAAGAGAAGGTGGTGTTTACGATGCAGTTTATTCTAGAGCCGTAAATTCATCAGAAGATAGAGATGATAAAGTTAACTTTTACTGGAGAGGTAAGGATTTACAGTTTCAGAACTGGCAAATAGCGCACTTTAGGTTGTTGGGTGATGATAGACGGTTACCGTATGGAACCAGCATCCTCGAAAAGGCCAGACGCATATGGAAGTTGTTGATGTTATCGGAAGATGCAATGTTGGTGTATAGGATTACTAGAGCGCCTGAGCGTAGGGTGTATAAAATATTCGTAGGTAATATCGACCCAGAAGATGTTCAATCATATATCAATGAAATAGCGAACAGATTTAAACGTATGCCTGTAATCGACCCAAAAACTGGACAATTGGATTTGAGGATGAACGTATTGGGTAACGACCAAGATATTTTTGTTCCCGTTAGAGAGGAATCATCACCAAGCCCTATTGAAACACTTCCAGGAGCATGTATCGCATTAGATACCCGTATACCACTTTTAGATGGTCGAACTCTTCAATTGTCTGAGATAATAGATGAATGGGATAACGGTAATAGGGATTTATGGGTTTATTCATGTAATCCGATTACAGGAGAATTAGCACCATTACCAATTACTTGGGCAGGTCAGACTAGAAAGAACGCTGAGGTGATTAAAATCACGCTGGATAATGGTGAGTCAATCACAACAACACCAGACCATAAGTGGGTTCATAGAACTAATGGTTTTGTCGAAGCTAAGGATTTGGTTGTCGGTGATTCATTAATGCCTTTTTATAGAGATACTAAAAAAATAAAAAGTAATACTAATGATTATGAAGTGATATGGGATTCATCTAAACAAGAATGGGTTTATACACATAGAATGGTTACTGATGTTTTAGATAAATACAATCTAATTGAGACTTATGTTTTTGATGAAAAATATAATAATGATGTTAAAAATATAAGACACCATAAAGACCATAATAGGTTTAATAATAATTCAAGTAATTTGGTTTGGATGAATGGCGCTGACCATATGAAATATCACCAAAGTGTTATAATGGAAACTATATGGGGTAATCCTAAAGAAAATATAGAAAAAATATCTAAAGGTTTAAATAGATACATATCAAGTCTAACTGAAGATGAAAAGAAATTTAGGGGTAACCAATCCAAATTAAATTCAATTAATTCTAGAGTTAAAGCTATCGAATCATTTAAACATAACCCTAATAGAGAAGAAATAATCAAGGTTAGAGGTAAATCTATCAGTAAAGCTAAATCTACATTAGAATTTAAAGAAAAGTTTTCTGAAATTGCTAAAACTAATTGGCAATCCGAAGAATACAAAAATAAAGTTTTTTCTAAAAATCAAAATTTAATTTTTACTGATGAACTTTATAATATGTTTTTTGAAATGTTTAAATTAACTGGTAGAGCTGATTTAGCTTTAATTGAATTAAACAAGTCAGAAGACTTTATACATGAATTCAATGAACCAAATTCAGATATCAGAAGCTCATTAACTAATTTAGGTGAATTTACACATAACCACCTAAATAAAATGGTAAAAGATAGAGGATTTAACAATTATAGAGAATGGTCAAAAACCAAAGCTTTAGAATTAGGTTATAAGAATCTTAGAGCTTGGAGGTATTTTATGGAAAAAGATAAAAATTATACTGAATTTTATAACCATAAAATAACTTCAATAGAATGGTTGAAGGATACCATTGATACTGGTACTATAACCGTAGACGGTAACGAAATTTATCATAATTATCACACATTCGCAACCGAAAGTGGTGTGTTTATTAAAAATTCTAACCTTGGAGAAATCGCAGATATTGAGTATCTTCAGCGTAAACTTTTCACTGCTTTGAGAGTACCTAAAGCATTTTTAGGGTTTGATGAAGCTCAAGGTGAGGGTAAAAATTTGGCGTTATTAGACATTAGATTTGCTAGAACAATCAATAGAATACAACAAGCAGTTATTCAAGAACTAAATAAGATTGCGATAATACACTTATTGCTATTGGGCTTTGATGATGAGCTAGATAACTTCACGATAACAATGAATAATCCATCAACACAGGCCCAAATGTTGAGGATTCAGAACTTGCAACAAAAAGTAACACTGGTCAAGGATGCAGTAAGTGATATCGGTAACGGTTTCGGAACGATGTCATTAACTAGAGCCAGACGTGACATACTCGGTTGGAGTGACGATGATAACCGACAAGACTTACTTGAACAGAGAATGGAAAAAGCTGCTTCAGCTGAATTGGCCAACACCGCGAATGTCATTAAATACACTGGGGTATTCGATAAGGTCGATAAGCTATATGGTGACATGGAAATAGCCAAAATGGGAGGCGTTCTTCCAGAAGGTGGTGAGGACGGTGAAGCTGCTGATACAGGTGGCGGAGGCGGTGGATTCAGCGGTGGCGGAGGCGGAGGCGGCTTCGGTGGTGGTTTGGATTTGGGGGGAGGCTCTGACGTTGGGTTCGAAGAGGCCCAAGGTGAGGAAGCCGTAGGTGAGGAAATACCATCTCCAAATGAAGGTGAAGCGGTTCCTGAAGCGCCAGCTACTGAAACAGTTCCAGAGATAGGTGAAAGTTTAATTCGAACTGAAAAACTTTTAACTGAAGAAATAATAAAGCTTAAGAAACAAGTACAACCAAGGATTGATAAGTATAAGGATATCTACATGAATCGTCTTTTGGAATCGATAAAAACACCTAGTGAGGATGCCAAAATCAACGAAAATAAAGTTAAAATGTATGATAAAGGATTTAAGCTTAATAACGAGATAAATGAAATTTTAAAAGATATTGACGGAGTTATCAAACAAAAATAACAATTACTACCATTATTCATATTTATAAATATAAACCATCGCACCATGTATAATTTTGGCTCACTTTTAGACACGCTAAAAGAATTCGTTGTAGACTCAGTTGTCAATAAAACGCCTTATGATAAGAAACGATTAGGTTCAATTCTTAGGCTTATTAAAGAAAACCGTATTTTATATACACAGTTCAAAGTGTTTGAGAACGTTAGGACGCATCACGCTGAAGACGATTTCGTTATATCAGAATTCATATCTGAAACAGTTAAACAATTGGACGGTATAAGCCGAAAGGATATTGTTAAAACTAACCGATTATTTAAAGAAGCTTTGGATGTATTAACCAATAAAACGGAATTGGTTGAATCCACCACAATCAATACGGCGGTTTCTAAACTCATTTTTTCCAATGACGTTAAAGAACGTGCTGCGGTGAAAGGTAGTATCAAGGAGCATATTAAAAATAATATCATTGAGAAGCCTGCAACAAGTGATTATGTACCTACTGATATGTTGGCTAAAGTTCTAGTTGATAGATTCAATAAGAAGTATGCTGACCTTTCTGAATCCGATATAACGTTGGTAAAATCATTG